TCACTTCTGTACAGGACAGGCCCAGGGCAGCATCATTTTCATAGTTGCCCTTCAGGAAGGACTGAAGGCTTTCTGTGGTTTCTTCCAGGCTCCGATCATAGAAGGCGGCACTGTCTGCCACAGCAACCATTGCACGGTCAGCCAGGGAAAGGGCATCAGCCGTTTCCATGCCGCCGGTCTTTGCAAAGGCCGCAATCTGTGTATAGCTGCCCTTCAACCGGTTTTCCACAATGCCTGTGTTTTCAGCGATTGCAGAAAGGTTTGCGCTTGCCGTGCTTTCCAGTTCACCGAACACCTGTGAGAACTGCGAAGTCATAGCACTGGCATCTGCTGCCGCATTGATGCAATTAGCACCAAATTCTTTGATTTTTTCAACCGCAAAAGCAGTTGCGACAATACCGCCCACCTTCTTCAAAGCGGACGAAATCTTGTCACCTGCACCAGAAGCATTTTCCGTGGTTTCGTTGATCTTGGAATTGGCTTCTTCGTTTTCGATTGCGATTGTTCCGAATAACTTAAATAGTTCCATTGGTATCCCTTCTTTCGTTGGGAATAGAAAAAGGCCACGGTTCAACGTGGCCTTACCTTGTGTTTCCTCTCTTTGAATGTTCCCACCTGTCAGCAAGTCTGCCATCAATGGCGGGAACCAGTTCACCCACCAGAACCCCGCTGTCAAGCCTGACACCGGAAGGAACGATCCTGGCAAGGAAATCCATCAGGATCCTGTTCTGTTCAATCAGTGTCCTGATGATCCCTTCGTTTTCTGTTTGCACTGCTGTCCGTACATAGCCCAACAGGACATCAATGGGCGCAATCGCTTCAGGCCCCTTTTCACCCGCTCCAAGCAGTGTACTTCCCATCCGTCCGAATATCGTTGCTTCATCCAGGATGCCGCCTTCAGCGTTCCACTTGATGCCGATTTTGGGGACAGAAGGCGGGTTCAGGCTGAACTTGCCGGACATACTGAAGGAAGGCATCTTCAGCTTTGGCAGTGACCACTTGAATTTGAAAAAGCCCTTGATTTTGTCAATGGCAGATTTGACAGCATCTTTTGCCCCGTTCAGCTTATCAGCAATACCCTTGCGGATTTCGTCAAACCTGTTGCGAACATTGCTGACCACAGATTTGAAGTCGTTGAACTTGCCTTTGACCCAACTGACCGCAGATCCCGCAACGGATTTGATTTTGTCCCACATATTGATCCAGAACTGACGGAACGATTTGTTATTGTTCCATAGGTACACGAAAGCCGCCACAAGCCCCGCCAGAAGGCTGATCACAAGCCCCACAGGGTTTGCCCTTAATGTTGCATTGAACAACACCAGTGCCGCCCTGCACGTTTTCACGGCCTTTGTCGCAGCACTCAAGATGGAACCCCATTTCAGCACCAACAGGAATGCACCGATGGAAACCGTTGCGCCGATGATCACAGCCACCCAGTTTTGAATGGTCTGTTTGTTGTCCTGGATCCATTTCTTCAAATCTTTCACCTTATTGACAAAGGTTTGAAGTTTTGGCACAGCAACAGAAACCATTTCGGCAACCTTGTTTTTGATAGCCGTCAATATAGGTTCACCCACAGCACCAAGGGCAGCAAAAGCATCTGTCAGCTTTTCCTGGGCTTTCTGTGAAGCTATGACATCTTTATTGGTTTCCTTGTATTGGTCAGATGCTTTCTTGTATGTGCCATTCAGGGTGTTCATGATCAGGTCTTGCCGTTGCTGCTCCGTGGTGCAGGCATCCAGTTTCTTCTGGAACGCTTCTTCACTGATACCCGCCCAATTCAAAGCATCGGTCAAACCACCGGTCAGGATTCCTGTTTTGGCTGTTTCATTCGCTGCTTCAGCAAGCCCTTCGATTGGAAGGGATTCACCAAACGTGGCATAGACACCAGTGCAGATGTCTGTCCAGGTTTGAAGTTCCTTTTCGTTGTCAGCAAGCAAGGCAATGTGCTGTGATGCTTCAACCGCTTGCCCACTGTCACCCAGGACAGCATTCAATTCCGAATAGGTGTTCTTTGCTTCTGTGGAAGAATGGCCTGCCGTCTTGAAAGCAGATTCCAGCAAGCCCATTTCCGTTCTGTATTCTCTCGATCCTTCGATAGCCGCAATCCACGCACCGCCAATGGCAGCACCGGCAATGCCGATGCCTTTTGCGATATTCCCGGCAACAGTGCCGATCTTGGAAACTGCCGATGACACTTCGTTGCTTGTGGATCCGGCTTTTTGTGAAACATCGTCCAGTGCTTGTGTTGCTCCACTGCTGTCAACAGCAATGGTTCCAAGCAGCTTGAAAAGTTCCATGCTTTCCCCTTTCTTAGGAAGGGCAAAAGCTGTTTAGTATCTCTCTGGATTCCATCACGGTTGCTTCCAGGATTTCCTGTGAAGGCTTTTCCGATGCTTTGGATGTTGTTCCCTTGCTCTTGTTCAAAAAGTCTTGATAGGACATATCAAAGACCTTGTGACACCAGAATTCCCACATGACCTTTTCTTCTGTTTCTTCGTTGTAGATAGAAATGAATTCATCCACAAATTCAGAGAAGCGGCCTGTCCTGATCATCTGGTTCAGCAGTTCCATTGGGCTTGCGTACCGCTTGAACAGCAGATCCAGGAACTTGATGTCATTCACTTGAACAACTTGGAGACAACCCCGAAAAAATCTTTGAATTCCTCTTTCTTCACCACATCAATGATCATTTCGGTGAAGGTGGAAATGGGAAGGTTTCTGATGTCATCCTTGGACATACCGGAAACCTGTGCCAGGAACAGATAGATGTCTTCCTTTGCCTGGGGAATGTTTGCCATGATCACACTGGCAATTTCCAGGGCAACACCAAGACCGATGACTTCCAGGCCATCCTGGGTTTCACCGTTCGTTGCGCTCTTGATTGCTTCCTTGACATCCTCGGCTTCAAAACAGGACTTGAATTCCTTGATGCCGATTTTGGAAATAATCTTGAACATAGGGAAGACATCTTCTGCACACAGGGTTCGCAGTTCATAAGCCTTTGCCGTGTTCATTTCGTTCATAGAAAAACATTCCTTTCTGTGTTGAATACGAAAAACACAGGAACACCCTCAAATGAAGATGTTCCTGTGTTTCGTTCGTTAGGTGGTAGAAGGAGTGTAGATGTGATAGGGCAGAACGTCTGCTTCACTGGACAGTTCAGCATAACATTCAAAGGTTGCCTTGAACACACCGTTTTCCTTGTTCTTGCCTTCATGCTCAAAGCCGGAAGTGCAAAGGGCATAGTCGAAGATGATGATGACGGGATCACCATTCAGCTTCTTGCCGATGAAACCGAAATTCTCAATGTAGTCACCATCTTCAAGCTGCCGCTTGGATTCGATGACATCAAAGCCTTCGTATTTGGATTCACCTTCCTGACCAACAACCGTGTTCTTGATCCAGTCAGCAGTCAGTTCAACCATGTTGGTTTCCACGGTTGCAGTTTCACCGATCTTCACGGCAAGGCCCTTCACCTTCACCAGTGCGCCGTCAACTTCGATGTCCTTGAATTCAGGGACAATGCTGATCTTAGTGCCGCCAGAAGTAGCACCGATCAGGGATTCTTCAAAGTTCCACTTGCCATCAGTGAAGGTCAGGCCCTTGTGAAGCGTACCTGCACCAAGCAGGATATTCTTCGGGGTTTCGGCGGTGATACCACTGGACTTCAGTTCTTCAAAAGCCATATTATTTCACCTTCCATTCTTTTACTCTTAGATTGATTTGGATTCTTTTCAGTTCCGCATCCCCTGTGGGAACGATCAGAGAATTGGCATAAAAAATGACCACCGCCGTACCGTTTGCGGTGATCATCCTATTGCCATCCACTTTGCTGTAATGTCGTTCGATTTTCTCTTTGGCTTCTTCCAACGCCGACCAGGAACCACGGGAAAAGCCATTCAGCATGAACATGGTTTCCTGAAGGCCGTCTTCCGTGTACGGCTCTATTTCCTGGTATTCTCCCACGAAATAGGGATAGATAACCTTCCCTTTTTCATCGCCGGAATATGTGCCGATGTCATATTCAATGCCCAGGGATGCCATGTCATCGGATATGATCTTCAACGCTTCCTTTGTCACTTCATCCCATCCTTCCTTTCAGCACTTCTTCAGCCCTGCGAATCAAGGGAGATTTCAGGCTTGTGAACGCCCTGTGAAGCGGCCTGTTGGGTTCGTTACCATCAGTGATGTGTGCATCCAGGCCGTCTGCTCGCAGCATAGCCATGATTTGCAGTGCTTCTTCTTTGGTGTAATACTTCTGCCCCCCTCTTGGGGAATCGCCGCTGCCGGGAACGTACACCCACCAGCCTTTTCTGCCGTCACCGTTCAAGGCATATTCACCTGTACCAAATTCTTCCCAATATCCAGCTTCATCGGGGCTTCCAACCTGGGCCATTTTTTCGCCCTCGTCCACTTCACTTTTCCAAAGGGATGTTGCTGTTTTATCTCTGTACCTCCATCCCTGTCTTGTGTTGCGTTTCGTCTGTGCTTCCAGTTCACCTGCTGCTTCATGCAGATAAGCAGTCACCGCATCTTCAAGGGCATCCTTGACTTCTATGCTGAAGTCAAGAAATTCAACAGCCATTTCACTGTCTCCCCGTGAATCGCAGATAGAATTCCAGTTGGGAACCCTTTTGCAATTCCATTGGATTGTCGATCAGCAGGATGTCATAGACGAAACCATTGATGGACATTCTGGATTGTTCGGCGGTGATCTTTGGATCCAGGTCAACATAGTCAGCAATGAAGATGTGAGTGCTTTCCTGGATCTTTGCATAGAAGGTGGTGTATCTGGAATCACCGGAAGACAGGTCAAGCCAGCCCCGGATGGTCTGGACATCAGCCCAGGTCTTTTCCCTTTCGCCAATCTCATTCTTGGTGGTGGTATAGACCTGGATCTTTGCGTTGATGTTTCCGCCTATACCGGTCATACATCAACACCCCTTCCAAACCTTGCTTTCCTGTAAGGCCGCAGGAACCCCAACAGGGACTTGGGGAACCCCATGATGGAGTTTTCCCCGTCCATGTTGAAATAGGTCACAGAATGACGGGAAATCGTTTCAGAGGACACGCCAACCTTGTCCCGGTTGTTCTGTTCCCACTTGAAAAGATTCACCACACCCATCTGCACATCCCTTGGATATTTGACTTTGGTGACGGTCACGCCGGTTTCATCATACAGATCTTCATTGACTGTGATTTTTCCGATTTCCACAGCGTTCACTGTTACAAGTTCATCGGGCATCAAAGCAGACCCCGTGATCTGTAAGGTGTCACCAGCAGCAAAAGGAACAGTGCCGTTGACCTGTAAACTTTTATCGGCAGCAGATGCAACAGCAACCGTTCTGAAGGCCCTGACCTGGAAGTTGTTATTTGTGTATGCCCGAATAAGAAGTTCAAGTGCTTGAAGTCTAGCTTCAAGCACTTGTTCATCTTCATTCGTTTCAACGAATCGCTTTAACTCGGCAACAGTCATGATCATCTGTCATCACCGCCTGTTATTCTTCAGGATTTTCAGATTCGGGAGTAGTGGCAGGAGCGGGTTCGTCAACTTCAGTGACTTCATAGCCGTTGTGTTCCTTGAACCAGTCGCACATTCTGCCTTCACTGATCACGGCCTGACCGTTGGCAAAGTGAACGCCACCAGCACCAACCCCACAGAAAGTGGGGTTGGTCTTCACGATGACCTTGAACATCTTTGCTTCATTCTTTGCAGTTTTCTTAGTTGCCATCTTGATTCCTTCCTTTCGTTTAACCGATCTTGATGTTTCGCAGGACACCGGCCTTTGCGGTGTTCTTCAGGACGGTAGCTGCAACCATTTCCACTTCGCCATCCTTCACAGCACCAGGAGTGTTGAAGTCAGGCAGATACTGTCTCAGAACGCCGTTGCCGGTCAGAGAAGCACCGTGGAAACCGTCATTGATGTCGAACTTGACTGCAT